GTATTGTGCAGTATTATTTTACGCACGACCCGGATTAATCAGTTTTCTGAGTATATACCCGTTAGAAACTCAATGGACACAATCGTTCAGCATGAATCAAGTGTTCTTCGTGTCGATGATCTTATCAACGACACGATACGGAGAAATGCTGCACGCCCCGAGACGGCCGTTGGAAGGCTTGTCTCGGATGCCGCTGTTCAAGTAGTCGCCAGACAATGCGACTTGACTCCAGCGAAGCCCCTCAACGTTTCATTTCAGTTGTCACCCGAAGATCAGAATGCGTTGAGAAGAGATTTTCCTGGGAGAGAACTCCAGTTCAGAAATTCATCATATTCGTCTCATTCTTTTGCGGCTGCGCACCGCGTGTGTGAGACGGATTACATTTATGGACGTTTCCAGACGGAACGTACCACCATCATCGATATAGGAGGAAATTTTTGCACCCATAGTAAGATGGGTAGGGATAATGTCCATTCATGTTGCCCTATTCTCGATGTTCGTGATGGTGCTAGGTATACCGACAGATTCATGTCTGTTGCTGGATCTTTGGAGAAGCAACCAGAGAGAGAATTGCGCTTGAATTATTGCTCCAATAGATTCGAAGATTGTGACGTTTCCGCACCTTGGGCGATGGCGATACACTCTATTTCTGACATACCTATCACTACCGTAGTGAAACATTGTTTTAGAAGAGGAGTAAAAAAACTCATTGCTTCCATAATGATGGATCCTATGATGCTTGTCGCTACTAAAGGTTTCATGCCCCGTTTGAACGTTCAATGGGAAGTTGAGACCGATGAGAAAGAAAAATCCCGACGAATTTCTTTTCATTTCGTCGATGCTCCCGGGTTGTCATATTCTCATAATTATGACGTATTAATGCAATACATGACTTGCAATCAAGTCATAATCAATGGGAAGGCCGCGTACAGAGTTGAACGCGTTGCAGATCTATCTGGTGTTTTTATTGTTGAAATCACCTTGGCAGCAACTGCTGGGATTGAAAGATTGGATCTAGTGCCCATGCGCGATGTTTCATGTGCATGGATGACGTCGTTAAGACGAAAGACCCTAGTGAGGGTGGCCATACCTCAATATAGGCATTCATGGGAAATTAAATATGTGATTGCTGACACGGATTTCGTCAGAAGAGTGGCTGAGGTTTCATTCCGTCAATACAAGCCTGACACACCATTGGAAGATTTAGTGAAGTCTGTTGCGACGATGATTTCCTCTGCTTCTAACCATTGCATCATTAATGGTGTGACCATGCAAACTGGTACTCCTTTGGCCATTGAAGATTATGTTCCAATGGCTGTTACCTTTGTTGCTTTTGCCATGTCTAGATACAAATCAATAAAGGAAGGAGTGAAAATGGTTAAGCAGAGAGGTACTAACATTTGTGATCCTAATGATCATTACGATTATGAAAAAGATGGATCCGATGTTAAAAATTTTTCCACCCATGTTATTCCCATGAAAAATACCATCAAGTCCCTTTTTTTTCCCATGAAGGCAAAAATCAATGATAATTCCATGCTGATTTATAGTCAAAGTCTCATGACGACTGTCGTCGATGAGATAAAAACTCTTCTTGGATGGGATGTTTGGGACACTGATGATGCAGTCATACAATCTCTACCTTCCTTTTACAAAATGGAAGATGTTTTCCAAGTTACCTCCGACCACTATTGTTTATCACATGTATTATCTGTTGATTGGTGGTTGGAGGGATTGTATGATGACTATGACGTTTTACGAAGAGCACACAAGAAAAAACTTGAAGAGGAAGAATCTCACAAAACTAAAATTGAGAATGCCTTATTGAAAATTGCTGAGGTTTTGGAGAAGCCTGATGTCGATGACGGGCTAAAACAGTTAAAAACATTGCCCATCATTAATTCTCTTTTGGAGAAGAAGGTGGAAGAAATTGTTACTAAACCTCAATGCAGGGATTCTGAAAAACCCCACATTAATCCCTATGCTGATGCGATCAAGGAAGCAATTGCTTATTACCACGAGCTTGAGGTGGTAAATACGCGCAATTTACGAGGAGTTGGAGATTACCTCTTTTGGCGCACGAAGTCGAGCTATGCCAGCGTGTGGGGTGCTGATGAGTCTAGAGTGGTTCTTGAACCTATGGCTAGGAAGTTCTACTCTCGAGACAAAAACGTTCCCATCCCCGAATATGAGCGGGGTATGACGAGTGATGGTTTCATTTCCCTTGTTTGGAAGGATGGTGAGATCACCAGGGAGACGTGGAGTTCTCTTTCCAAATACGCCGTTGTTTTGTTCGACCAATCGTGTGTATTTGACGCCGGCTCACGACTTTTACCAGGGTTGAATAAGGCCCTAGTTATGGATGCCAATTTTAAGGTCGTGATCGAAGATGGTGTGGCTGGATGTGGGAAAACAACATCTCTACTCAAGCAAGCAAAACCTGATTCGGATTTGTTGTTAGCGGCCAACCGTGAGACCGCAAAGGATGCAAAAAACAGTGGAATTATTCCAGATGCTCTTTTATATCGAGTTAGGACTGTTGATTCCTACTTGATGTTGAAGAATTGGTTCACTGCTGGTCGATTACTAGTAGATGAATGTTTCCTGGTCCATGCTGGGTTGATCTATGCGGCTGCCGCCTTGGCACGAGTGAAGGAAGTCATTGCTTTTGGTGATACCAAGCAAATTCCATTCGTGTCTCGTATTCCAGCGGTTACCTTACGTCACGCTTCGGTAATCGGTACGTTGAAGCCTAGGACTGTGACTTATAGATGTCCTAGAGATGTTACCGCTGTTTTAAGTGAGAAATTTTATAATACTAAAGTTAAAACTTTCAATCCGGTGAAAACTTCATTGGATTTGATCAGCATAAATTCTGGTATGGAGATTCCCGTGGTGAAGGATGCTTTATACATTTCCCATACTAAGGCTGATAAGTTTGCTTTAAAGAGATTACCAGGTATGAGCAACGTTGACGTGCTCACTACTCATGAAGCACAAGGGAAAACGCGTGACAATGTTATCCTTGTTAGACTAAGCAGAACTACTCATTTGTTGTACTCTGGGAAAATGCCGGAAGCCGGTAGTTCTCATAATTTAGTTGGTCTGTCCCGGCATAAAAAGAGTTTGAAATATTACTCCATTTTTGCTGATGATCCTGATGATCAAATTGCATCTGGAATTCGTTGGTCTAAAAGTTTAGACGAACAAGAGCTGTCCCAATATAGGGCAGCTGAGAGTGTTTCTTCTATGAAACCTAGTGAAGGGTCCTCTGGGATGTGCTCAGCACCTGGCCTAAGCTAAGTCCATATGCCCATCTCTGCTACTCCGGATGGATGTCTATATGCCCGCTATGGATGCCTATTATTGAAATATAATAGATGCCTAATACTCTCTCTCAGGGAGAGAGTTTAGATGCCTCCGAAGGAGATGC